ATGATCAAGAAGCTCCTTAAAGCGGTTCTACCGAAATCTGCAATTGTCGCCGCGTATCAGTGGCATACGCGGGAAAGGCGATATAGATCTTGGGCCCACGCGGCAGCGGCCAGCGCAGAGTACGGGTCGCGGGATCTTACGGCTTTCAGGGTGGCGCGCTCGCGGAAGATCGTCGGCGACGAGGATTCCTACGCAAAGCCGCCAGAAGAACTGCTTCAGACCTTTGACATGCCCTCTGGCCGGTTCGTTGATTTCGGCGGTTCAGCCGGGGAGATGTGCGCCGTCTTGCAACGGCGGTTCCCTTCGTGGTTGTTCACCGTGGTCGAGACCAAGGCAATGTCGGATTCATCGAGGGTGCTGCGCCCCTCGATATCGTATTCTGATCAACTGCCCGATGGATACGATGTCTTCTTTAGCAGCGGAACGCTTCAATATCTGGCCGATCCTGAACGGCTATGGAGTGATGCGCTCGGCAGGACAGGACGATACGCTTATCTGGCGCGGAATTGTTTCTCCAATCGGAAGGCCTTCAGCGTCCAGTCATCCAGGCTCTTCGACAACGGCGCTGGGCCGATTCCTGAAGGATTCGAGGACGTCAATATCCGCTACCCCCATCAGACCATTTCAGAGGCGTCGTTGACCGCGATAGCTGGTCGAATGGGCTTCAATCTTATCGCCCGGTTTGACGGCCGCAATAGCGGCGTCACCGGCAGCAAAACGGATGCCTACGGAGCCGACCTTTTATTTAAGAGGCGATAGCCCGACGTAGGTCAAAAAGAACGCGGACAACGGGTGCACTCTTTCGAAGCCACCGTTTCCCCCGCTGCACGATCTCAACAGCGAACTGGTTCGAGTGCCCGCCTTTGAAGAGACGGGTGCGTTGCCATGTCCGTGACCTTGAGGTGGCCGATCGAGGCTGTCGATCTCTGCAGTGCTCATTCGGTGCGAATACAGTCGCCCATGCACCGCCTTCGCAAGACACCACCAATGGCCTCGCATGCGCGGGGCCTTTTTCTTTGGAGACGATCAATGCCCAGGAACCCCTCAACCGGCGTCTATTCAAAGCCTGCCGGTACGACACCCTCTGTCGGCCAGGTCATCGATCCCGTGCCATGGAACGCACTGACCACCGACCTCGGCAACGAAATCACCAACTCGCTGCCCCGCGACGGCTCGGCGCCGATGGTCGCACCCCTCAAGGCCGCAAGCGGAACAGTTTCCGCGCCGGGTGTCGGCTTCGCCTCGATCCCGCAGACCGGCCTCTATCTGAAAGGCGGCGGGTTGCTCGGCTTTGCCCAGAACGGCGTTGACATCTCGTTTGATCAGGTTCTGGTCTACGCGGCCAAGGCAGGCGACTACACCGCGCTTGCATCCGACGACAATGCGGTTCATCGCTTCACCGCGGCCGCAACACTCACCCTGACCGCAGCGTCGACGCTCGGCGCAAACTGGCACTATTGCGTTATTGCCGACGGCGGGGACGTCAGGATTGATCCAAACGGGGTGGAGACGATTGACGGCGCGACCACGCTCGTCCTCAAGGACGGCTATAGCGTCAACATCATATGTTCCGGTGCCGCTTTCTTCACCAACAAGCTCTTCGCCAGGATACAGAGTAAAGCGGACAGCTCGGCGGTAGGCGAATTCGTCGTCGGGCTCATCCTTTCCAACAACGGCGGCAACCCGAACACCCATATCGATTTCACCGCCGGCTCCGCCAGATCGGGGGCAAGCTTCGTTTCCAGCGCAGCGTCATTCACCAAAAGGGTGACTGGAACATTTGCGGCCGGAACGGGCGCGGGCGGCCTTGACGCCGGCGCCGTTGCGGCGAACGCCGCTTATTTCGCATATGCCCTGCGCAAGGACGCCGACCTGTCTTTTGATGTGGTTCTTTCGACTTCCCCAACGATCGGCGGCATCACCACGACGCTGCTCACCGGCTATACCATCGTGAAATGCATCGGCGTCGTGCTGACCGATGGAAGTTCGAACATTCGGCCGTTTGTCTTGTATCCGCGTGACGAATATACCTTCCTGACGCCGGTCAAGGACGCAGTGAGTGTCGCTATCTCGACGACTTCGGCACTTTTGGCGCTGACAGTGCCAAATGGGGTGAAGGTCAAGACGAAGCTGCGTTTCGAGTTCACATCGTCGGCAACGACTAACGCAGTTCTGCTATCCGACCCTGTACAAGGTGTGCTTGTTGCCGGCGCCGGCAGTGATGGCGCCAACGTCGGCACTATCCAGGTAGCAAACGGTTTCGCAGTGGGATCGCAGGAGATATGGACAAATACAAGTCGGCAAATTCGCATGACATTGGGCGGCGCTACCGGCAGCATCTGGATCTGGAATGATGGCTTCCATTTCCCTTGCGGAAGGAGCTCTTGAATAAGCTCCACACCTGTGTTTGACATGCTGCCATCACGCCAGGAGTAGAAATGGCTCAGGTCGACAAGGCATCATATCGCAATCGAGGCGGCGTAATCCAGCGGCTCGTCACTGCTTATAAGCGCTTCCGCTACTTCGCCGCGGCCGGCGAAAATCTCGTGGTGAAGCGCACCGCTGAGTTCCGCCTGGTCGGTCATGCCGTCCTTGAGGTAGGCGATAACGTCACCATCCAAGATCAGTCGTTCTTTCAACTTACAATGCCAGAGCCCAAAGTCTTCATCGGCAACAACACCGTAATCGGCCGGCGCAACATCATCACGGCGAAGAACCGGATATCAATCGGCAATGATGTCCTGATCGGCTCTGATGTCCAGATCATCGATCACGGCCACGGCATGAGGCGCGATACGCCGATCAGGCTTCAGAAGGCTGAGATCGGCACAGTTGAGATCGGTAACGATGTCTGGATAGGCGCTGGAGCGAAGATCCTGATGAATGTCAAAATCGGCAATGGCGCCGTTATTGGAGCGAACGCCGTTGTGATAAGCGATATCCCGGAATATGCAATCGCTGTCGGTTCGCCGGCAAGGGTTGTCAAATATCGTGAATAGCGGTCACACACGGCTCGTCCGGTCGCGCTGACATTCCATCATGTGACACAGCCAGAACGCGGCTGCGAAGATCATCGCTAAAAGCACGGGTCATATTACCTCCGACGAAATCACCAACGGAGGCAATGGAATCGGAAGTCGCGTAAAAGCGGAATCCTCAAGCCGATTCCGCGTTCAATTGACGCGCTCTAGTTTCCTCTTTTGTTGGACGGGACACCCCCGCACCATTGAGACGTCAACTCGCGCCGAGTCTCCATCCGTGAGCCGCGCGCCCCACGGCACCCATCACAATCCGGAGCCCACCCCATGCTCGTCCATAACTGGCGCGCGGTGATCAAGCACGCCTGGTCCATCCGTCTGATGGCGCTGGCGCTGCTCTTCATCATCATCGAGCCCGTCTACAGCTTCGCCGCCGCCACCTGGGTGTCCCGCAACATCTACATCCAGCTCGCCATGTCGGTGGCGACAGGGCTTCTCGCCGTTGCGGCGATCGTCGCCCGCATCTTCGTTCAGCAGAAAATCTCAGGAGACCTCAATGGCAAACCGCCTGCAGAAGGGTAGTGCCGCTGCGGCCATGGCCGTGGCGCTCGTCGGATCGTTCGAGGGGTTGCGCCAGAATGCCTATCCCGATCCGGCGACGCAGGGAAAGCCATGGACGATCTGCTATGGCAGCACCAATGGCGTGAAGCCGGGGGACCGCAAGACGGTGGAGCAGTGCAAGGCGCTCCTGGCGCTGGAGCTGCAGACTTATGCGGGGGGCGTCGAAAGCTGCGTGCGCGTGCCCTTGCCGGATGCCCGCTTCGTGGCGCTGACCTCATTCGCCTATAATGTCGGCGTCAAGGCGGCCTGCGGCTCGAGCGCGGTCAGGCTCATCAACCAGGGAAGGACGGCCGAGGGCTGCGAGGCGCTTTTGAAGTGGAACCGTGCGGCCGGCATCGTCTTTCCGGGCCTCACCCGGCGCCGGCAGAAAGAACGCCAGTTCTGCCTCGAGGGTATCTGATGTTCGGCCTCCTCGACACCCTCAAGCTCGGCGCCGGCATCGCCGCCGGCCTTCTGCTCTATCACCTCTATGCCGTCTCGATCGGCTATCCTTCGGCGGCAAGGCAGGCGCGCGCCGGCTATGTCCTTGTTGCCGAGAAGAGCGCTGCCGAGGCGAGGGCCGCCGAGATGGAACGCCAGCGCAATGCGGCGACGGCGGCCGGCGAAGAGCACCGCAAGCGCCTTGCCGCAGCCGCGGCCGCCGAGCAGGCCGCCAGAGACACACTCGAAACCGAGATCCAATCCTATGAACTTCAGCTTTCGCAAAAGAACCGCGCTTGCGCTGTCACTGCTGTTGATCGTCAGTGGCTGCTCCGCCACTGAGCGATTGAACAAGGCGGCGGTGACGAAGGGGCAAGCGGCGGCCGGCGTCTCTCTGCCGCCTTTGCCCGATGATCTGCGCCGGCAGGAAGCGCATGCGCCTGTTGTCGAAGGCGAGCCGGTGATTTCGATCCTCGCCCGCGAGCGTCAGGCGCTCGACCGCGCCAACGCCCGCCAGGGGCGCACCATTCAATTCTACGACGACCTCACCAGCAGATTGGAAAAACACCGATGATGAATGCCATCTCGCTTGCCCTGGCGAATCCGATGCTGAGCGGCGGGGGCGGGGGCGGCGGAGACCCCGACCGCTACATGTTCTTCGCCACCCGCAACCGCATGCCATCAGGTAGTCTCGTCACCGCCGCATCCGGCACCAATTATGTCTGCAGCAAGATCGTCGTCAACACGCCGCAGTACAAGACCAGGACCTTCCGCTTTCACCTTTCCGGCTTCGCCTCGACGGAAGGCGGAAACTCGCCGCAGGAAACGGTCGTCACCGGCACGATCGGCACGCCTGGCAATTCCGTGGTCGCCGATGCGATGTTCATCAGGGCGGCCGGCGTCTTCTACCAATGCACCTTCGCCGGCCTGAACACGGTGACCGTCGCCGACCAGACGAACGGCGCCTGGACGGATGAACTCACCATTCCCGATGTCGACCCGGAAAGCGAAATCGAAATCTGGCTATTCTATCATACCGCCGTCGGCGAGAAGATCTGGCCGGTCTACCGCATCCAGAAGCATCGCGGCGAGCGCGTCTGGGGTGCGGGCGATCTCGCCACGCTGCTCGCCTTCAAGGACACGCCGCTCGCTGACAGCACGGCCGCACTCGATAGCAATTACGCGACCATTACCCAGCCGCAATATTACGGACCTGACTTCATGGTCGCCAAGGGCGATTGGGATGGTCGCGCGATCGTTCTCGGCCTTGTGGACAGCATCGGTGAAGCGCGCCAGCAGTTTTCCGCGGCTGCCGATGCGCGCGGCAATCTCGGCTGGTTTCGCCGCTGGCTCGATAGGGACGGCGGCATCGGCCGCATTCCGCATCTGATGATCGGCATGCCGGGAGCCGGTTCGGTGCGCGAACTCACCGGCACCGGTGCTGCGATCGCGACCCGGCGCTGGGCCATTCTCGACGAGATCACCGTCTTCAACAACAACAAGAAGCCGTTCACCGTTATCGCCAACCAGATGGGGCAGAACGACACGGCGGCGACCTATACGCAGTTCTTCAACACCAACTACAGAAGCCTGATTACCAGGCTTCGGGCGCGTTACCCCGGCGTCAAAATCGTCGCATTCCCGCCGCTCGGCCGAACCGTGTCCACCCGCGCGGTCACCCTGACATCTGTCGGCACCGTCGTGACGGCAACGATTGCCTCGGGCGTCAACGGCCTCGCCACCGGCCAGACGGTTTCGATCTCCGGCGCTGCGCAGACGGAGTATAACGGCAATGTGGTGATCACGGTCACCGGGCCGAACAGCTTCACCTATAATTTCGCCGGATCGGCGACATCGCCGGCGACCGGCACGATCACCGCCAACGACCTCTATCTCAGGGCCGCCTACCAGAGCTTTTCGGCCAACAACACCTGGCCGGCGGACGGCACGGATGCCTCGGGCAAATGGCGGCTGCGCGCCGACATCCTGGCGAAGACCTCGGCCTGCTGCGACGATGCGATCGATACCTATGCGGCCTGGGTCTCCGGTGAAAGGGATGGCGTCTGGCCCGGCATGCTGGAACTGCCGAGCACCACGGTGACGGTGCAGTCGGGCACGGACGGAATTGCGACCTACACGACGATCGAGGTTGCGGATGCCGGCATCTTCGGGCCGGAGCAGGAGATCAGCACCTATGCCGGGCCGGATGGCCTTGCCCGCCTGTCGACAACCTCGATCGGCAGCATCTCCGGCAACACGATCACCATCTCGATCTCACGCTCCACGGTGCTGCCGGTCGGCTCCATCGTCCGTCCGAGCGTCACGCCGGATGGCGTTCATCCTTATGGCGTCGTGATTGACCGCCTCGCCAATGGCATTCCCCAATCTGAAAAGACGAAATTCAATCCATAGGCATGTTGCCCGGAAGCGTGCAGCGGTTCCGGGGTAACGAGATGCGTCAAACAAATAAAGCGGGTCTGGCAGAGATGACATCCAATGACGATATCCTGCGCGCCCTCGGGCGCGTCGAGGGCAGGTTGACAGGCATCGAGGAAAACGTCGCGCTTCTGCGCAACGAGGTGAGCGACGAAAAGGCCAGCGCCCACGACAGCCGCGCCGTGATCCACAAGCGGCTCGACGAGCAGGCCAGGCAGACCGCCCGCCTCGACACCCGGGTGGCGATCAGCGACGGCGCGGATGTGCAGATCCGCGAGGAGATCAAGAGCCTCAAGGAGACCGTCGAGAAAAACCAGGAGGCGGTCGGGCCGGCGCTTGAAGAGTGGAAGCGGATGAAGACGATCGGCTATGGGATATCGGGGTTGATTGCCTTTGCGGGACTGACGATTGGGGGCATCATTGCCTATGCGAGCGATGGCGCGGTGGCGGCGCTTCGGCATTGGTTGAAGATCAATTGATGGGCTCGATCTGTAATCCCTGGCGAGGAAGACAGGCACTCTTCAAGCAGAGATGACCGATCTCCTTGACCGCAGCACACAGCTCGGCGGATTTTTGATCCGTGGATCGGGGCGACGTTTAGAAAGGTGGAACCCTCATTTGACCTCCTTCGAGCACCAGGGCGTCAGCAGACTCACTCCAAACCGAAGCAAACAAACCCCTATATTTTAGACGTCGCTAACGAACAAAACGGCGCCCTGTTGGTTTTCCTCTCAGGAGGAAACAGTCATGAAGAGCATGAGCAATCGCCAAGTTCGCATTCCCGGCCCACGAGAGCACGATGTCGCGGAACATTGCCGCAAATTCGGGATCGGCCCGGCGGAGGAGAAGAAGCTGAAGAAATTGCTCGGGTCTCGGGCGCCGCTGCATGAAATCCAGGCCAATGCTCCGCCGCGCCAGCCAAGGTGGCGTTAGGTGGGGAGGGGCACGTCGCAAGTAATCATTACACGCCACATTACAGCAATGATTCAAAGATTGAGCGGACCAGAGCAGCGCCGTGAACGCTCGCGAAAGAGGTGCTTTTGCCGGATTGAAATGATCGATTTTGTTTAAAACGCGGGCCGAATGTTCGGCTTGCTCCACTTGGAACTGCTGAAAGCCCCGCTCCGGCGGGGTTTTTCGTTGGCGTTCTAATGTGCGTGTCGGTTTTCGCCCGGTGGGAGCTTATCGGTGTGATGGTCGCAACGTGCCCGGGCAGGTTGTCGATGATCCTCGGCGGAATTTCCGGGGTCGTGGCATCGTTTCTCTGCCGGGAACTTCCGGCAATATCAGGGGTTTTGCCGGCGGATCGCGCGGCAGGTCTCGTCTCCTGTACCACTGCTACCCCTGCAGTTGCTGCGCGGTCCACTCCAAGCAGTTCACGGAAAGACTTTGCTCCCGGCTATTGGCAGCGGGCGAAGCCATGTTTTCGTCAAGTGCGATGGCTCAAGAAGGCACAGCTGCGCGCCCGCAAGGCGTGTCAACGCCGAGGTTGCCGCGACAGCATCAGGATGTAGTCGTCGGCGATATCGGCAATCACCATGGCTGCTTCCGCGGCCGTGTATCCCCTGCCGACGGCGTCGCTGACGATTTTCATCACGGCCGGTTCAAGGGCTTCCCGGCAGTCGGACAGGCTTTCGACATGCGGGCATTTTGGACGAAATTCCAAGACGTTGTTCATGGCGCACCCTCCATTTATTGAGCTCGGGCCCTATGAAGGCAAGCCGGCCTCTCCAGGGAGAGGCGGGCCGCGGTTCCGGCGAGCTGCTTCAGGAACCAGAAGTGTTGTCGTGAAGCTACGATGGCATAGCAGCGGATGTATTCAAGCGCATGCTGATATTAAGGTAAGCCAGTAGGGTTAATTCGTCCGCCGATGTTGCATCGTGGCATCGCAAGCAGATGCAAAGCCAGCGGCGACCAATGCATGTCGCCCAAAACTGTGCGCGGTTTTGGGATAATGACATGCATCAAATAAAGCCCTCAGAGTTTGATGCCTGCGAGGCTACTTTGCCCTAGACGCTGATACGGCGGCCGGCTTTATCAGCCTCTTTGCGATTGGCGCCGTGCTTCTCGATGATGTCCCTGGCATCCTCGTTGGAAATGCGATGTTTCTTGGCGAAATAGATGACTTCGTAGGGTGCCTCAGTGACGGCCTCTTTGACGGGCTGGATCTTTTTCGTTTTGTCATTCGTCAT